TAGTCTTGGCTAATAAGAATGCTGAGTGCGGGTCGTCTGCAATAGTCATCTCCATTGGAGTTTCCATTAACATCCATACTTTTGCTCCGCCATCATACTCACCTGCTGCTGCATATCTAAGTCCACTAGAATCAATTAAACTATCTAAGGCACCAAAGATTTCTGCATTTTGAAATACTTTATAGCGATTACCTACTACACCTATGGCTGATGTCTCACCCATTGGTGTTGTTTTGATGACTGCTTTCTTACTATCAACTGGGATACGTGTAACTGATTCGTTGCCTGGTATCTGATAGTTTGCTTCGATGTCGTGTAGTGATACTGACCAGTCTAATCCTGCTTGACTGGCTACCTCACTGGCTGATGTAGCCTCTACTGCTACACCTGCTTTGTGCCATGCACTCTTACGAACGGCTCCGTGTATGAGTGTGCTGTTAGTCATTTTCTATCTCTTTGTTATCTATTTCATAGATTGTATCTACAACTTTTGGATGTAGTTCTTGTGCCATTCTTTCGAACATGGCTGGTGGCCACTGTGCTTCGAATACTCTCTTAAGTAATCCTGCTAAGGCATAGTCTTTATTGATACTGAATACCTCAAGCAATGCAAGTTTGGCTTCCTCTGTTTTGTTAACTTGATACAAGTATCCACAAAATATTGTGGCTATTGGCACTACTTTTTCCTTGATGATAACACCACGTAATAGTTCTACATATCTACCTATATAGTCAACATCTTTTTCTAGATGTATACCCATAATGAAGTCACGGATTTGTAGGTTCTCATTGGTAGCAATGGCTACCTCTGCTATGTGTTGGGCTGATGGTGTGATTCCATCTGCTAATCCATCAATTGCTTTGCGAATGTCCTCAACAATACGGACATTTGTATCTCTATCTTGCCAGTTATACTTACCATCTTGTTTAGTTAACTGTACTTCCACCTCATTACGAAGTGTGTCGTAGTCTATATCTAGCATTTTATCTCCTTGTCTTGAGGGCGCTTCGCCCCTGTTGGCGTGCGCCCGACTTGCTATAAATATTGGGCTATTGAATTGTAGGTAGATGTTGACACCACTTCTTCATCAGTAAGTTTAAGAATACGAAGTGCATTCTCAATCTCATCAACACTATCTTTATATGTATGTGCATTTATGAATTCATGTGTACGCTCAGGCTCTTTAGGAAAATCTTTTTCACTTACACTTAAATCAAAGTCAACATTAAGTGTTGATGCCCAACCACGGTAGTTGGTGCGTAGATTTTCAGCCTTTGCTACATTATCCATGGCAAATTTTATAACTTCTTTTTTCCATTTGTCCATAGACTTCTGGTACTTGGCTTCAAGTTCATCTTGCATTTTATACTCAGCCTTAATTACTTCGAGTCTACTTTCTAATGCTTTGATTACCTTTTGTGTAGGTATCTTTACATTAATTGTCCTGCCATTTCCTCTTGCCATTCTATCTCCTTTGTTAGTTGTTGGTTTAGTACCATCCTTTAGCACGCCAATGTGCCCATGCTTTGGATGGTTTGTCGTAGCGGTGCTGAATATAAGCCAGTCCCCGCTCAACTTGCAGCGGGGCTGGCGTGTGTGGTTTAGTGTTAAGCATTTGGGCTATTCCATATGCACTGGATTTAGGGTTATCTGCATGTTGTCGCCATCCAGATTCTTTACCCCAAAGTTTTGCTAGTGCACGCCATTCAGACTTGTTCCAATGTGGATACTCCCATTTCATTAATGCCTTGGCGTATGACTTGGCCATTGCTGGTGTCCACAAAGATGTGTTTGTGCAGTTGGCCTCTATCTGTACGGCTACTGCTGCTGCGTGTGCTGGGCTGGGTAAGAATGGCGTTGACAAGAATGCTAGTAGCCAACTGAAATACCCTGCTAATATTCTCTTCATCTAATAATCCTCCATGTGATATAGCCAAAGAGTATGAGGAATGTCCAGGTTTGTGCTGGCGTGAGGTATGAACTCGCAAAGATTTGTTCAATCATCTCACCCTTACAATCTCTTGGCTGTGCTTGATACCTGTATCAAACTCTAACACATGCCATTCGCTTGGGTCTTCAAGGGCTTCATGACCTGCGTTGTCTACATTTATATGTGTAGTTCGGCGCCTAACTTTGGCCATAATCCACACGGTGTGCTCCCATTGTGGGGTATCTTCATCAAGCATTGGATTCCTCCTGATTTTTGGCGATGTCATTAACGGTTGGCTCATCTGCTACATATACTCTACCTGTGGCAATTAATTCATCGTATACATCTAGCATATCCATTATGGCATATGCAAAGGCTTCTTTAATCTTGAGCAGTTCTTCTCTTGTTCTCATTGCTATCTACCTTTCCATCTTGCGTCTGGTTGCAGTTGCATTACTCATTCGCTGAATGATTTCATTCTGTGTCTTGATTATATAGATGCTATATCCAATGGTCAAGATGCTAGCAATAAGGGCTATCATAATACCTATCATTGTTCCTGTATCTAAATACATACTATCTCCTGTTCGACTCGTAGTTATCCAATGAACCTACTTTGCGGCTCCATAAAATAAAAAAAATTTTTGGTGGCAAGGTGAGGCACTAACCCCACCTTGCCTGTTGCTCAATGTTCTAAGCAACCCATGTATTTATTGATTTGATAATGGCATGTGCTACAAATCGTAGCCCATGATGGTAGAGCAAGGTAAGCATTTAACTCATCTTGCTCGAACATTGGGAAGACATGTTTGCCAAGGAATAACCAACCAGGAGGACGGTCGGTTATATCGTATGCCCCTTCTAGGTATTCGCCATCACGGTTAGTCCATTTATGGCCATACCCTTTCTCATCAGGGATATCAATAGACTGAGCAGGTTCTGACTCCTGCTCACTTCTATTAATCTGTTGAAAGTTTAGTGCGTGTTCCACACTAGAACCTTCTTGAAGTAGATTACATTCTACGCAATACTCATCACGAGTATCTAGCGATGTGGCTGGATTCTCGTGTGAGCATGAGAAAGACTGCGTAGAAGATGACAAAGCAAATGATGTCATCAGGCTGGTTTATTAGGCCAGTGCGATGTCAGTGATTACAAGGTTGTCATACCAAGTGCCAGGCTTTTTGCCAGCCTTGGTTTCCATGTAACCATTGATGTTGACCACTGCGTCTGAGGTATCCACAAGATTTTTGCGGATGAACTCAAGGTGGTCAGGGTTAGCAGTTGTAACAATGCGTGAAGCAACGAAGACGGATTGGTAGGAACCGTCTGGTTGAGCAACTGCTCTGCTGTCAAGGATACCAAGGTTGAAACGGTTCTTGTTATCCCAGACTTTGTTAACACGGGCATTCTCAAATGAGAACTTATTCATGATTATCTCCTTTACACTAGGGGACTTTTCCCCTAGCACTAAGCGCAGGGGAAAATCCCATGCGGTTATTAGTTATTTACTAACAACAAGTCCCACATTACATGGCTGTCAAGCCCAGTCTTTTCATGGGCTTTACTGCCATGTCAGCACGAAATTTATTATTAACTGAGGCGCCCATTTACTAATGGCCTGCGCCGAAGACTGCTATCCGCTCAGCGTCTCTCTGTTCAGGACAACCAGGTCCTGTATGTGATGTAGAGCAACTAGTATTGACCCCAGAGTGATTAATGGAAGGTAGAAGTAGTATATGTATCGGCAATAAAGATTTTCCCGTACAAAGTATATCCCCCATACCAGTATCCTTTTGTCCTATTTTGTACTGATTTTTGGGCTAATAAAAAAATACTTTAAATAAAAGTGTCCGTTTTAGGCCTTTGGACGGATTAAACAGTATAGAGACTGTTTCTGTTTTTAACAGTAGCAAGTCCTTGGGGGACTTGCGTTACAGACTGTACTTAAGAACTGTTACAACTAATGAAAACGGGACAGGACTATGAGTTTTGAAAAGGGGGGTACTAACCCCAAAACTATTGCTATGGCAGGAGCAAAGGCTAAAGTTCTAGCCTTGGTGGCCGAAGGCCACTCTGTTCATAAAGCCATGGAGATGTGTGGCAAAAAACCTGACACTGTAAGAATATGGATGCTCAGGGATAAAAAGTTTGCAGCAGACCTAACGGAGGCTAAAGCCACCGCAAAGGATGCTTCCCTTGCCTCGTTGGGTATCCCAAAAGAGGAAATAGATTTTCCAAGATTTTCTGAGATATTCTTAAATCAAAGATTATTTCCACACCATCAAGATTGGATTGACTTACTAGAGGATAGAGAGCCTTCATGGCTACACCCTAGTATGGTTTACGAAAAGGGTGACCCAGCCCGTCTATTGGTTAACGTGCCACCTGAGCACGCCAAGAGTACGGTAGTCACCGTAAACTACTCCACATACCGTATCGCTCTCAATCCTAATGTCCGCATTATTGTGGTTTCTAAAACGCTGGTCAAAGCACGTGAGTTCGTGTACGCTATCAAGCAGAGACTCTCCCATCCACGCTGGTTAAAGTTGCAAACAACTTTTGGCCCTGAAGGTGGTTGGAAAGAAGATTCAGACACTTGGCGAGTTGACACCGTTTACCTTGGGAGCGATGCCCGAAATTCTAGTGAGAAGGACCCCACCATCCAAGCACTTGGTATGGGTGGGCAAATTTATGGAGCACGTGCTGACCTCATCATTCTTGATGACTGTATAACTACAGCCAACGCCCATGAGTGGGAAAAACAAATTAACTGGTTACAGAAAGAAGTTATTACCCGTCTGGGTAAAAACGGTAAGTTACTAATCGTAGGGACACGAATTGCAGCACAAGACTTCTACAAAGAACTTAGAGAAGCCAAGCATTGGTCTGGGGGTAAAAGCCCTTTTACTTATATGGGCATGCCTGCTGTTCTGGAGTATTCGGAAAACCCTGAAGACTGGAAAACACTCTGGCCTAAATCGGACCTTCCGTGGGATGGGGATTCTGAAGTTCCTGACGAAGAAGGACTCTTCCCGAAATGGGACGGCTTAGCATTAAAGAGAAGACGTAGTGAGGTAACACCATCAACATGGGCCTTGGTATATCAGCAGGAGGATGTCGAAGAAGATTCCATCTTCCCACCCGCTTTGGTGCAAGGTAGTACCAACGGTCAACGCAGAAAAGGTCCATTGCGCCAAGGCGGAGTGGGACATCCGACTGCGGTAGAGGGTTACACAATTATTGGATTTGACCCAGCGATGGGAGATAAGGCTCATGCAGCCTTCGTAGTAATTACTTATAACAGAATAGATTCTAGAATATATGTTTTAGATTGTATTAACATGGGTGAACCGAACCCCCAGAAGATTAGAAGTACGATAGAAGAACTTGTACTCAAATACAAGCCACAAGAATTTAGAGTAGAAATCAACGCCCACCAGAAGGCATACTCATTAGATGATGACTTGCGGCAATGGCTTGGTATGTATGGTGTAAGACTTGAATCTCATGTTACTAACAAAAATAAGTGGGACGCAGCATTCGGTGTAGCATCTATGTCTACCCTATTTGGAACCATGCGAGAAGAAAAGTTCCAAAAGAATAATATGATTGAACTACCATCTACTACTGACTCTGAAGGACTTAAGTCCCTTACTCAGCAGTTGATAACTTGGAAACCTAATAGCAGGGGCAAGACTGACTGCGTTATGGCGTTATGGTTTGCCGTGCTTAGAGCACGGGAGTTTATGCAACAAACAAATCATTTGCAAAAGTTTTCATCTAACAGATGGACAACTAGAGCACAATCAGCACAAAGATACACAATCAACCTAGACGAAGCCTTTTCAGAACAATGGGCCGAACAATACGGATAAGGACAAGATATGGCAAATCCAATCAAAGCAGTTAAAGCAATAGGCCGTGCCGTTGGTGGTATTACGGGTAAGGGTGCTAAACAAGTAAACCCTGTTTATCGTCAATCATATAGACAAAAAGAAGTAAGAATTAAAGGTGAAGGCGAAAAAATAGAAATTTTAAGAGCCAAACAAATGTTACGCCAAGCCGTAGATGAAGGTTATTTAAAAAAACCTGCAGACACTGCTAAAGGAAATAAACGTGGACTTAAGGCTGCTAATGCTAAAGTTTCTAAAAGAAATAGAGACCAAGTTGATACTCCAGTTAAACGCATGCAACTTAAGATGAAAAATCCAGCACGTGCAAATCGTACTCGTGGTGGAGATATGAGGGGATATTAATGGCTAAGTCTAAGAAGATGGCACCTGGTGCTTTTAAAAAATCTAAAACATCTCCAGTTGCCCCAGTACTTTCCGATTTGTTTATTCCTAAAACCATAGGAGATGCTGCTATGTATGCAGTGCCATGGGCTAAAGCCACTCGTGCAGTAGGTGGTATTGTTAAAAAGGGTTCAAGGTTTGTAGGTAAAACTTACAAGAACATGGGTAGATAATGGCTGTATCAAAGATTGCAAAGATTATTGCTAAGAAGCGTGCTGCAGATATTGCTAAGAAAAAAGTAGCCAAGGTTCCTCGTGGAGAAGCCCGTGAGGTTGCACGTGAGATGAGTAAAACTATTGGTAGTAGTAAACCACTGGGACGCTCAAAAGGAACACATGCTATGGGAACTCGCCCTAGAGATATTCCTAAAAAAACTACTATTAAAAATATTCCCAAAAAAAGCGTAACCCAATCAATATCAGAAAAAAAAGAAAAAATATTTACACAAAAAAAACAATTACGTAAATCATTAAGTAAACCTCCTGCTGCTAAACCAAGCAAACCATCACCTGTATTTATAAGTAAAAAAATTCCTACCCGTCTTGAAAAATTAGGTTCTAATAAGTTAGTTAAGTATCGTGGAAAAGATTTAATTCTTTCTCCTGCTCAAATTAATAAACTACGTTCTAAGCCAGTTCAAGAAAAAGCAGGAATTTATGAAAGAGATTTTGGTAAATCTCCAAAGGCTAGAGAATTGTTAGATAAAAAAAATATTGAGCGTGCTAATCAAATTGAAAAAGAAGGCCGTGCCGAATATTTACGACAGATGCGGGATTCAAAAATTAATCCTATGTTAACTCGTGACCCAAGTAAAAAACTTATAAGTCCAACCTCAGAACAAGCATTAGCCCGTGCTAGGAAAATGTTAATAGAAGAACTTAAACGTAGAGGAACAAAGTAAATAATGGCTAATCCTAAAAAAATAATTAAGGGTGTTAAGAAATTAACTAACAAACAGAAAACTTATCAAATTCGTGGTGCTGAGGCTAAAAGAGAAAAAGAATTAGCAGAGCGTGGTGGTAGAGCCTCTCCTGAATTTATTGCAAAACTTAAAGAAAAAACATTTAAAGAAATTGAAAGAAAAACTGGAAAGCCGATAGATAGAAGTAAGTATCTTAAGAAAGGCAAATAATTGTTATCAGTAAGCCAAATATCTGCGAGAGTAGAATCTTTACGTTCT